TGATGGCTCGTTGATCCGCAGCCTTCATCGACAGAAACGGTTCTGTGTAAGTGTTTAAGGCCACAAGATGTTTAAACATGTCATGAGTCATACCAAATACATCTTCGATGGATTTTTGTGTTTCTCTTGAATCGCCTTGGCTTTCGTCTTGATCTAGATTTTCTTGTTCTCGTCCATTAACAGTAAACTTTAGAACATTGGGCTTACGACCTCTTTCTATGTGATAGTCAACACCGTCTTTTTCAAAACTCATAGTAACCAACATGCCTTTGCCGTTGATTTTGTTTACAAGATTATCTTTCTTGATATTGGTTAGAGCGTTACCGTAGATAGCATAGCTCAATCCGTTGATGATGGTGGTCTTGCCTGTACCATTTCGAGCACCGCTATCGTCACCGCCTAGATCTAGATTCTCTCCTAGCACTAGAGTTAGTTGTCCTCGATCAAAATCGATGGCCTGTGTTTGTGCGCCCACACTCATGAAATTGCGCACGGTTAAATTCTTAATCTTAATCATAGATCGTTGTATATCTCCAACAGCAGACTCTTTTCAAAGGTACCACTGTCAATGGCGTTTATCTGATTCATCACAATGGTGTCTACACTTTCAAAGTTAATATCAATAGGAGTTGAGTTTGCATCAACTTCAACTTTTTCCGGAATCAACATAAGCTCTCGCAGTTTATACTGCGGCATAAATGTTTCTTTGATGAAATTGGCTTCTTCAAAACTGATAGGTAAGTCAATGGTCACACGACAGTGCATACGTTCTCGTAGCAATTGATCCGGCTTATCGATAATTTGACTCAACTTATATGTCCTAAAGGTAGGCTGACCAGGCCAAGACTTAAACTTAGGCTCTCCTCCCCATTCTAACATCATCATACCACGATCGTCGTCACCTGCATCTGCATAGTTGTGAGGAAAAGCATTGCCGATGTAATGAATATTTCTACTGTGTTGACGTTTGTGAAAGTGCCCTGTAAACACATATTCTTGATTTACAAAATGTCCAGACTGAATAGTTCCGTGATCAGGCATCTGTATCATAGCATTCATATAAAAGCTGGGCAATTCTAAATGTCCAAACAGATATCTGCTTTTGATGTTAGGAATATCTCGCCACTCATCGGCAACTAGCCAAGGCATAATAGTTACATCGCCTAGAGTTAGCGTTTCCCTAATCGGAATAATATTAGGAAACAGGCGCATAAACTCTACGGAGTTAATCTCACGTTTGTCCTTGTAGAACAGATCGTGATTGCCTAGAATGAAATAGACTTTTTCAAACGATTGACTCAGCTTCTCTAAGTTGCTGACAGTATAGTTCATAGTACTAACGTCTGTAGTACTACGATTATGATGCCAGTCACCTAGAAAGATTGCAGTTTCACAACCCTGTGCTCGAGCAGTATCGCAAAACCAAGAAACAAAATCTTCACAGTCTTGATTGTGTGTGCGACTGCCACCTTTTAGTCCAAAATGTATATCAGTAAAACAAGCAACTTTTTTAAATAGATTCATATAACTATTTTACAGTATTTTTTATAAAAGATCAATCCCAATCACTACCATCCACTGAACTGGTACTCACAGCACCACTGACTCCGTTTCCACTATTCTGTCGAGTCCAACTTGGATTCATTCCGTTCATTTCTAAAATATCATCTCGAATATTTTGATTGCGTTTTTCTATGTTAATGATTCTAACAAATGAGTTGGTAACGGCAGCTGTATAATAGGCAAACGGATTGTCTGATTTTGATTCATCAAACTGTAGACCGATCTGTGTTAACTGTAAAATAGCTTGTCCACGCATTTCATCGTTGTAGGTATATCCTCTAACATTGCCACGAGTGGCATATCGTTCACATAATTTAATAAACATACGAGCCAGATTGTTGGTCATTTGACCGTGTTCTTTGTTAAACACTCCATCAAGCAATCCGCCCTTCCAATGGCTTTTTCCCACACAGATTAAATTGTCGTTGTCGTCGAACTTCCAATGTTGGAATGGTGGAAAATTTACTTTGTCGTGACTGTCGGCAGTATTTTTCAAAGTCTTTTTGCGTCCCGGCGCCAGCGGAATATGATCAAAGGTCATCACACGAAATACCAAATCCTGCTTTTGTACCTTGCGATAGTCTACTTCAAATTCTTTAATGGATATTTTCTTACCACCAGCAATTACGGCCGCTTCGTGAGCCTGCTTTGCTATTTTTACAGCCCTATTTCTTTTGGCCTCGGCCACAGTTCTCACATTGATTTTTGCAAGATTAACAACAATAAGATCGTATTCACTATATTCGGGCAGAGTAAAACTACAGTAAGTATTTTTACTAAGGTGTATTTCCCTAAGCAAATCCTTGTTGGTAAGGTATTTAATCTTGGGTGGTTGGGCAATGATAGTCATTAAGTGTTATTCCTTTTAGTAATATAATAGCACATTTTATAAAGAATAAATAGACAAAACGGATATTAATTATGCCATTGTCTATAAACCCAATACAAAATCTTGCATCAAACATTAGCAGTGAGCTAGGTAATCTAGCCAATGCTGCAAATCAGTCTGCTGGTAATTTCAGTATGCCTAATACAAGTCTTGCTAAACAAAGTCTAGATGCCACTGTCAATAGACTAAGTGGCGGATTTGGCAGTAGTTTAAATGGCATTACTGGAAAATTAAATTCATCTAGTGTTAGTAATTTATCCGGAACTGTGCAAAATTTTGCACAAAACGGTTTAACATCATTGTCCGATGCTGCCAGCAGTTTTGCCACAGCTGGAAAGAGTGTTATTGACAACATTGCATCAGGTGGCAACATTGCTGGATTAGCCACTGGATTATTGAACGGTGCCGGACAACAAACCGCTGCCGCATTGGCAAGTATAGGACTTGATTTAATTAGTGCTGCTAGAGCAAAAAATATTCCTAGCACAGCCACCCTAGCACTAGGCGAAGAAGCTTCGGTGGTGCAGATATATCCCAGCAATGAAGGTGATTGGCGTATAAGAATTGATTCAATGTTTGGTGAAATTATTTTTCCAACAACACCTTCTTTCAGTCTATCAAACAAAGCAAATTACAATAATCAAGATTTGGTTCATGCAAATTATCCCCATCCTGTTTATAAAAACAGTACTTCAGAAGATATTTCAATCAGCGGCGAGTTTCCAGTCGAAACCGAAGAAGATGCTCGAGATTGGTTGCGTACCATTGCTCTAGGTCGCGGCCTTACCAAAATGTTTTATGGGAACAGTTCTCCGCAAGGAAATCCTCCTCCTATTTGTACCTTGTCTGGATATGGTGCAGTATTAAAATATATTCCTGTGGTGATAAAATCTTTTCAGGTTGATTTCAAAGATGATGTTCACTATATACTTGCAGCTGGCGCATCCATACCTAGATTAAGCACTATACAAATTACTTGCCAGCCTGTATACAGTAAAAGTAGTCAAAGAGGCTTTGATCTCGAAGCGTATATCAACAACGGCGGCAATATTCCTTTTTAATATATGGCAATTTATAAAAAAACTAGTCCTTGGTACATAACCAAACAAAATACACTTTACTTGGAATTATTGACTCTAAGAACCATTCCAACTTCTGATGATGATTTTAAATATGTCATTGAAAATCAATACAGACATCGTCCTGATCTATTGGCATTTGACCTTTATCAAGATGCAAAATTATGGTGGGTGTTTGCACAAAGAAACAGATCGATACTAAAAGATCCTATCTATGATTTTTCTCCTGGCACTACAATTTTCTGTCCAGCTAAAGCCAATATTAATACTGCCTTATCAACCACTTCTGGAAGTTAATCATGGCTCTACCTAACATCTTAGAACAATTTGCCACATACAATTGTTTATTCACATTTTCCTGTGCTAGTCCAGCGCAGCTAAATTCTCAATCTTATCGCAGCGGTCAGTTGCCAAATGTAATTGTATCAAGTGGAGGCGGTGACGGTGCTGCCAGAGTTCAAACAGCCTACGGTGCTCCTGAATACTACATTGACAATGTTTCAATAACAAATTTTGTAGTGCCTACTAACGGCACAGGGTCAGGACCTTGGTCGAAACTTGAATTTGAACTATTTGAACCTTTCAGTATGGGACTGTTTCTTCAAAGCTGTCAAGCAGCCGCGGTGGAATCTGGATACAGGAGTTATCTTGATAATGCTGCCTATGTGTTGAGACTGGAATTTGTAGGTTGGACAGGCCCAGGATCTAGCATGACTGTAGGACCATTTAATTGGTTGGTAAAACTGATGAATGCAAATTTCACAGTCAACGAAGCTGGCAGTACCTACAAGATAGAATGCTTCCCCTACAATCATGTGGCACTATCTCAACAGATGAACAAAGTTTTTAACGACGTAAAACTTGTGGGAAAAAGCAGTAACGAAGTACTGGTTGATCATCCAGAATTCAGTTTGATATCTTTTTTAAACAAGAGAGAAGATCAACTTGTAAAAGATCAGAAAAAAACCTATCCGGACAAGTACAATATAGAATTTGTAGGAGATAATCCCTATGGCCGCAGTCCCGGCAATGACCTAGAGTTTACTCCAGAAAGTCAAGGCGGAACTGAAAAACCCAAACGTGCTGGAGACATCTACGACGAAGCCAGCGGAAAAATTATTAGGGGAAAAATGTCTATTAACCCTAAAGAAAAATCTCTCCAATTCAGTCAAGATACCAGCATCACAAACATCATCGATCAAGTGGTTCTTAGCACCAGGGAAGCTAGAGATCGAGCAACCAACGAAGCATTAATTGACAGTCAAGGTAGAGTAACTTGGTGGAAAACCAATGTTGATGTAAAACTATTAGACCTTGATCCCAAACTTAAGGATTTTTCTAAAGAAATTACTTTTAGAGTGCAGCCTTATAAAATACATCACAGTGCTTACCTGTCGCCAGAAGCCACAAGTAAAGGAATAGCAGCCTGCAAAAGTGCCGCACAAAAAGAATATAATTACATTTATACAGGCCTAAACACAGATATTATTAAATTCAACATTGACATTAAAAATATGATGTTCACTGCCATTGATCCCAACAAGGTTGAAGATTCGGGAGGTGTAAAAAATAATTCTATAAACACATCTCGGCCCAGCCCCACACTAACCAGTAAACAGGCCGAAGGAGCCGCAGCTCCGTCGGTAGGAGGAGGTGCTGCTTCTGCAAAATTTGATATGGCCACGGGAAATATTCCGTTCAAAGGCGGGTCAGGTCAAACCAGTACCGAACAAAAAATTGCCAATGAATTTTATATGGCCTATCTCAACAGTGTAGGAAATCAAATAAATCTAGATTTAGAAATTTTAGGCGATCCCTATTTCCTTCCTGAAGTTGGATATAGTAATTTTCACAGTGACAGTGATGATCAAGTAACTGAAAATGGAACCATGAATCACGAAGCTACAGATATTTGGGTGGTGGTAAATTTTAGAACTCCTGCAGACCCAGATGCTGGAGGTGCAGCTGCCGCCAATCCCGGCGGCTATTATTTTCCCGAAGGTCAAAGTCCCAGTCCGTTTAGTGGATTGTTTAAGGTCACAAAAGCAGAAGCTAGATTTAAAGGCAATTTATTCACACAGGTAATATCAGGTTTTAGAATACCTGCTCAAGATCAAAGCGGAAGCGGAGATGTATTCCCAACAAAAACAGATAAACCGGAACGAGATACCGGAACGTACTTAAACGCTCCGGGAGCATAATATGATTGAAAAAAGAGAAGACCAACGAGAAAATTCACAAGGTAGTCTTACCGGCGCCCCTTATTTGGCTAAAATTATAGGCCATGCAGATCTATTGTTTCAAGGCGGCCTTGAAGTTGTGCTTATTAGAGATTCTGGAAACCAAGTAGGTAATGAAAGCCAAACATATTTTGTAAAATATGCCAGTCCTTTTTATGGGTGTACACCTTTTGAGTTTACTGGACAAAATGTCACAGCAGATGATTCTCAGATGAGTTATGGATTCTGGGGTGTTCCTCCTGACACTGGCGTAACCGGTATTGTGCTTTTCATAGACGGAAAACCAGATCAAGGATATTGGATAGGAAATGTACAAGATAAATTTCAAAATCACATGGTGCCTGCTATCGGCGGAACAAAAAATTATGAAACAGACGAAGACTACCAGCAGGAAGAACATCCGCTGCCAGTTGTCGAACACAATAGAAAAGCCAATGAAGGCGACAAGAATTTAGAAATTGATAAAATACCTAGAGCTGTACATCCTATTGCTAGACGATTTAAAATTCAGGGGCTAACTAGAGATGAAGTAAGGGGCACCAGCACTTCTACGTCAAGACGAGATGTGCCAAACATGGTGTTTGGAATGAGCAGTCCTGGTCCTGTAGACAGAAACGGCAAGAAAAAGTTTTTGGGAAATAGAGAAAGTCCTACTCCAGCACCGGTTCCGGTTCAAAGACTGGGCGGCACACATTTTGTTATGGATGACGGTGATGACAGATACTATAGAGAAACTAAGCCCAGTGACGGAGCTCCTACCTATGTAAAAAATCCTGAAGGTCTAAAAGATATTCCCTACAACGAACATTTTAGAATTAGGACTAGGACAGGACATCAATTGTTATTTCACAATTCTGAAGATTTAATTTACATTGGAAACAGTAGAGGCACAGCCTGGATTGAATTTACCAGCGACGGTAAAATTGACATTTATGCTGAGGACAGTATCAATATCAGAACCAAACAAGATTTTAATTTTGTTGCTGACAGAGATATTAATATAGAAGCAGGACGTAATTTTAATCTCAAAGTAAACGGAGAAATGCACACTCACGTAGTTAAAGATCATATTTTAATTGTAGATGCTAATCAAAAGATCCATATTAAAGACGCAGTAGATATTACATATGACACTACATACACGCATCATGTGGTAGGTGATGTTAATGTTTTATTTGATGCTAATTATTTGCATCGTGTAAAAAGTAATGTGGACTGGATGTACGATGCCAATTGGAAACACAAGGTAACAGGTCAAGTAGATTGGAGCTTCCAACAAGGTCTTAATTGGGATGTTGGCGGAGGATCAGGCGGTGGCGCCACTGTAAACTCTACTATTTTTGGAAGTGAAATTGTTAAAAGAACAGGCAATGTTGATTATACTGTGGTTGGAAATAGAAAACTTACTACTACTGGTAACTTAGACATTAACACAGGCGGCAACAATAATCTTACAGCTGGTGCCTCAACTAACATTCTTAGTGGCGGAAATCATATAGAAACAGCTAGTACCATTCATATGAACGGTCCGACAGCCGCTACGGCCGCTACAGGCGCTGCACCAGGCGGCGCCGCCACTGCTTCTGAAGCATCAGAAGCAGTACTACCAAAAATATTAAAGACTCATAGTCTTCCTGATCTTCCAGCACCCAACGAAGATGATGTAGACAAATCAGTTATAGTAAGAAGAATGCCCACAGCTGAGCCATATCCCTTCCACGAAAATCTAGACGCTACAAAAGTCAAACCGGATCTAACAGATCGCGACGTAGATGGTCGCTATGAAGGCGAAAGTACCAGTATGCGAACACCACCTGGTGACTGGCGCAAATACAAAAAACCAAGCGATACTCCTTTCTAAGGAAATAAATTATGGCAAAAATATACACCAACAAAGTCATTGCAAAAAACAAAGCCAGTATAGGAAATGCCAATGCTGGCAACTTTCGATACAGAGGATTTAGTTCTAAAGAATTCAAACGAAACTACAAGTTATACGATGCAGAATTGATCAAACAAGATCTCATCAACCATTTCTACATTAGAAAGGGTGAAAAACTAGAAAATCCTAAATTTGGAACAATTATCTGGGATACATTATTTGAAAATTTTACCCCAGAAATAAAAGCAGCCATTGCCAAAGATGTTGAAGAAATTATTAATTTTGACAAACGTATAAAAGTAAACTCGGTGTCCATAGACAGCACACAACAGGGTATACGTATAGAAGCAGAAATAGTGATACTTCCATTTGATATTACTGACACCCTGCGTTTGAATTTTGATAGAGATAACACAATAACATAAAATGCGCATTTTATTTTTACAATAAATATCAGTATAGGGAAAGAAAATGACAACTACGTCTCGACAGAACAATTTAATTTTAAACCAGGACTGGAAAAGAATTTATCAGACCTTTAAAAATGCTGACTTTAAAAGCTATGATTTTGAAAATCTGCGTAGAGTTATTATTACCTATCTTCGTGAAAATTACCCAGAAGATTTCAACGATTACATCGAAAGTTCGGAATATCTAGCACTGATAGATGCAGTTGCATTTTTAGGACAGAGTTTAGCCTTCCGTACAGATCTAGCCAGTAGAGAAAACTTTTTAGAACTAGCTGAAACTAAAGAATCTGTTCTGAGACTATCACGCCTGATTTCTTATAACAGCAGAAGAAATATTCCTGCACAGGGATTAATTAAATTTGACACAGTGTCTACTACAGAAGGTGTATTAGACAGTAACAACAAGAATCTGGCCAGCCAAACAATTATCTGGAATGACCCTACTAATTCAAATTGGCTAGAGCAATTTATTCTAGTTATGAATTCTGCAATGGCAGACAACACTGAATTTGGTCGTAGCCAAGGCACAGACACAATTCAAGGAATTGATTCACAGCAGTATAGATTTAGATCTAATTTTACGGATGTGCCAATTTTTAACTTTGAAAAAATAGTAGCCAGTAGAAAGATGCCGTTTGAACTGGTAAGTACCAGCTTTATTGGCGCAGAAGATTATTATGAAGAACCTCCTATTCCGGGTAGTCAGTTAGGATTTATCTATAGACAAGACGGCAAAGGCAGTGCCAGTGCTAACACTGGATTCTTTATGCTATTGAAACAGGGAAGTCTAGAATTAACTGATTTCAGCGTTGATGTTCCAACTACCAATGAAGTGGTGTCTGTTGACGTCACAGGAATAAATGATTCAGACGTTTGGTTGTTTGCCACAAATTCAGACGGCACACAGGCATCTGAATGGACCAAAGTCAGCAGCATCACAGGCAGCAATATTGCTTATAACAGTATCAATTCAAACATAAGAAACATCTATAGTGTGATTACCAAAGAAGATGACAAAATTGATTTGGTGTTTGCAGACGGCACTTACGGCAACTTGCCTCAAGGAGCTTTCAAAGCATATTATAGAGTCAGTAACGGTCTAAGCTACACAGTTAGTCCTGCTGAAATGCGAGCAATTAATATCTCTGTGCCTTATATAAACAAAGCAGGCGTAAGACACGATTTATTGATCAGTTGTAGTTTGAAATATACCATTAGCACTGCAACAGCCTCTGAAGACATTGACAGTATTAAAGCTCGTGCTCCTGCAATTTATTACACACAGAATCGCATGATCACCGGAGAAGATTATAATCTAGCCCCGTTGTCTAGCAGTCAAGATATTTTAAAAGTTAAAGCCATTAACCGAACCAGCAGTGGCATCAGTAGAAATTTTGATGTAATTGATGCCAGCGGAAAATATTCAAGTGTAAATGTTTTTGCCGATGACGGTGTGATATACAAAGAACAAACAGAAAGAACAGAATCTTTCAAGTATACTAATAGAATTAATATTATAAATTACATTAGAAACAACATAGAACCCTTGTTAACCAACACAGATGTTTATAATTTTTATCTAACAAATTTTACAAAAATACAATTTACAGATTCAAATACACTTTGGACACAGACCACTAACGATGTAAATTCGTCCACCGGCTATTTTGTCAACAACGTAGATCAGTCATTGTTCAAGGTTGGTACATATACTACAAACTCTTTGAAATATGTGTTTGCAGGAGCACTGATTAAATTTGAACCCCCAGCCGGTAAGGCCTTTAAAAAGGGCGCAATTGTTAACATCAGTGCAACAGATGTAGAACAGACAGATAGAATTTGGGTTAAAGTTGTTAAAATCACAGGAGACGGGACCAATGCCGGTCGCGGAGCACTGGCCAATGGACTTGGACCTATAGTGTTTAATGATGTTGTTCCTACAGGAGCAATTGCAACACGCATTGTTCCTAGATTCATCAACAACTTGCCAACGGCTCTAGAAAATGAAATAACCAATCTTATCAGTTTGAATGTGAATTTTGGTCTACGTTATGAATCCATAGAAAGTTCTTGGAAAATTATTACATCTGCAAACATTGATCTATTAAATGATTTCAGTCTAGGTCGTGCTGGAGACACTACTAACAGTAATCTAGACACTGCCTGGATTATAGCGTTTGTTAGAC